CAGTTTTATCGAAAGAAGAGGCAAAAGCTGAAAATGTAGTTGATCAAATAAAAAACTCAACTTCTCTCGAAGCAATATTCCATTTGAATCAATATGTGAAACACCAAATGTCAAAAGAGTTGGAAGAGGCTGAAAAGGAATTTAATAAATGGTTTCCAACCCCAGGAAAAGAAAGGTATGGATTTGTTTGGCTATTGATCCGCCTAAAGAAAAAGATAGGATGAAAGAGGTTATATTTTTATTTGTCGCCCTAAGCATTTTCGCTATCTGGATAATCTACGAAACCAACGACTAAATCACTAAAGTAAAGGATATGGAAGATGAAATACAATCACACCTAAACAATAATTACTGCTCCACTTACAATGAAGTTGGAGAGGAAATGTATTATAGGCCAGACGTAGAAGAGGCAATCAAAACTTTCAATGCTGACACAATGGAGCAGAACGAGAGGCTGAGCAAAGCAATGTTGGATTCTGCCCATAACCTCATACAATTCGTAGCAGTGGAACTCCGAGGGGAAAAACTTTCAGATGAAGACATTGAAAGCATGATACACGACTATGTCCATCCAAAGAAGGAAACCAAGAAGGAATGATAAAGGACGGACAAGATTATTATTTAGTAGATGGAAAAAAGTGGAAGGTTGTTTTTACAAATCTATTTCAACCAAATCACTATGGAGTGTATTTCTGGACACCATCAATTGAAATATACAGAAATACCAAATATGTTTTTGAAAAACGTTCAAGCGGGGTAGCATTTTACTTTCTCTTTTGGCTTTTGGAAATAAGGTATATAAAATGAAGTACCAAACAATGACAAGGGCAATAGACCCCAAAGATGGTGAACTAAAGACCTGGATAGGCCCACGCATCGAGGCCATATCAAGAATGGAAGCGGAGGAAAAGATAAAGGAGTTCGGCTATCTCCAGATAACTGGATTGATCCACACCGAAGTTGACGAGAAGACCGGGGAAAAGAAAGAACTTATGAATTGGAATTGAACCTATTGCATATGTTACAGATTATCACTATATTTGCTAATGACGATTATAATTTATAATCGAAATGTCGAAGAACGCTATTGATTACGGGAAAAGCTTCGGAATCTGCTTTATAGAAATAAAGAACGCAAACAGCACCGAGGCAAAGATATTGAGAGGCATCCTTAAGAACGAGGCCCAAAAGATAAACCCCCAAATCGAAATAGACTTCCAAGACTCAAGGCTATACTACAACGAGCCTAAACCCCTTTACCAAGAGATAGATTGATGGCGAGCGAAAACCCATATAACCTTACGGACAAACAGAAAAGGTTCTGCGAGGAATACATGGTTGACCTTAACGCCACGCAAGCAGCGATCAGGGCTGGATATAGTGAAAAGACCGCATCCGAAGCGGGTTATGAAAACCTCAGAAAACCTCAGATTGAAAATTATATCCTAGAACTTAAAAATGAAGTATCGGAGCGCAACAAAATAACCGTTGATGAATGCATCCAAATACTCGCCAATATTGCAAGAAATGACATTGCTGAGTTCTACGACGAAAACGGAAACCTAAAGGACATTCACTCCATTCCTAAAGAAAGCCGAGAAGCCATAGAGGAATTATCCACTTATGAAGAAAAGCATGAGGGGATGGTAATTGGCCATATCAGAAAGATAAAATCCTCTGGAAAGCAAGCAGCAATAGATAAGCTACTCAAACATCTTGGCGGTTACGAGAAAGACAATTCTCAAAAACAAATCTCATTCTACATAACGAACAGCAATGAATGAGCCAAATTGGTCTAAAATTCGATTGGAAGCTGTTTAACCCAAACTTCCACCATTTAGAAAAGGAGTTCAAAAACACCTATCGAAGATTCATTTGGCTTTACGGAGGTTCGTCTTCAGCTAAATCCTACTCGGTAGCCCAAGCAGTCCTTATAATCGGCAACCTTCTTGAAGGTACTGACACAATTGTTTTCAGGAAAGTGTCGTCCACCATTGACGAATCAATTTATAAAGACTTCAAATCCATTATTTCACAAATAGGACTGAGCAGTTTCTTCCAATGTCAATCAAAAAAGATAAAATGTATCAATGGCAGTGAGGTTGTTTTCAAAGGACTTGACGACCCGGAAAAGATAAAGGGAATATCCAGGTTCAAAAGGGTGGTACTGGAAGAAATATCCGAATATGAACTGGAAGACTTCAAACAGATAAGAAAGCGTTTAAGGGGTATGGAGGGGCAGCAGATAATAGCCATGTTCAACCCAATCGACAAAGAGCATTGGATCAAGAAGGAAATATTCGACAACGAATCAAAAGCAGAACTTTCAAACTCACTTGTTGACCATAATGGAGTGCTTCAACTCAACATTGATGAAAAGTACACTTTTGTAACGGAGAAATGGGAGGGAGAGTCTATAACCATAGGTGATGAAACATATCCGTCCAATATTGTTGTTATTAAATCAACCTATCTGAACAATTTTTGGGTGGTTGGCTCCCCTTGTGGCACGTTCGGATTCAAAGATATACAGACCATTGCGGATTTTGACCATGACAAGAGGACTGACTATGAATTTTATCAGGTCTACGCTCTAGGTGAATGGGGAATATTGAACAAAGGGGGGGAGTTCTATAAAGAGTTCAAGCCATCTAACCAAGTAGGTAGCTATAGATACAATGAAGAGCTTCCATTACACATTTCGTTTGACGAAAACGTTAACCCTTACCTTTCTTTATCGATTTATCAGGCACAGGACAAGAGTTCTTGGAAAATTGACGAGATATGTCTTGAACACCCTAAAAACACCTTAAAACACACCCTTATGGAGTTTGAAAGACGTTATCCCGTAAATGCCGAAACGGTTTTCATCTATGGAGACAGAACCAGCCTGAAAGCAGACACTAAATTGGAGAAGGGGCAAAACTTTTTCACGATAATAGAGGATGATTTAAAAAGGAAGGGGTATAAGCCATCACTTAGGCTGCCAAGAAAAAATCCAAGTGTTGCAAGTAGGGGCAATTTCATCAATGAAATATTTTCTTCAAATATATTCGGGATAGATTATAAGGTGGGTGAGAACTGTCAAAAGACAATAAACGATTATCAAAGTGTAAAGGAGGCTTCGGACGGAACAAAATCAAAGGAAAAGGCCAAACACCCGATAACAAAGGTTACATACGAAAAATACGGACATTTAACGGACACGGACGACTATTTCATATGTGAATATTACAAGAAGGAGTATGAACAATATTTAGCCCCTGTCAAACGCAAAAAATCCTTCGGAAGCCAAAAAAGGATAAGATGAAAAAATTCAGGATAGCACAAACGGTCTACTTGACCACTGACAAAGAACAGGAAAAGAGGATTGTAACCGCCATTACGGAAAGACAGTCGGGGTTTGTTTATGAGTTGAGTTGTGGGCTGGATATTTCGAGCCACTATGATTTTGAGATAAGCGCCGACGAGGACACCTTGATGAAGGTCAAGTGATCAGTCCGGTGAGGGGGAGGGGTTAGTTACAAGGAAATTTTGATATGGCGGCATTTACTGTATTCTGGTTAGGGCCTGTAATGGTGGTTGGTGATGTGGATTTATCTATAGTCAAGTTTACAAACCCTGGTTGTTCCCAATAAGAAACGCAATGTGTTCTGTTGAAAACGTCATATTGACCTTGTGATTGATTGATAACCGCACGGAAGGTAATGGTTTCGCATTCGCAATCGTTTTTAGAATCATCGTCTTTTGAACAAGAAACTATAATAGCCAAAAGAAGGAAAAAGTAAACTATCTTCATAGTAATTAGGTTGTGTTAATCAATGAATTGAATATCTACAAGCTCAACTCTATTGCCGGACAAATAACGGATTTCAGCAACCCAATTACTTCTAAGTGTTGCCCCAAAAGCGTTTTGTGAATCAACATAGGATGATACTATATAAGTTCCGTTCGGTGTTTTCTTAACCGTAGCGGTACTGGTTGGAGGGAATTCTGCCGTAGATGGTGATTTAAGCCGTTGTTTCACAAACCTCCTTGCACTTAATGCTGCATCCCTATAATGTGATCCTTGCGAAGGGATTGGCTTGTCGTAATCAAATATCATCGGCTCAATAAAAAGATAAGTAAAGAATAGCGCGACAACCGATACTACCGCTATGGCTGTTTTCTGCTGTGTGTTCATATGGTTATGTACTATTATCCTTTTTGTAATAAATCGCAAACGTCAACTTCTAAAAATGACGCTATCTTAAACAACGTCTCTAATGATGGTTGTAATTCATTGTTGCAATATCGATTCACAGTAACCCTTCCCTTATTTAGCTCTTCTGCCAGTTCAGCCTGGGTTTTCTTTTTCTCCACTAAAACAACCTTAATTCTGTTGTATTCTGCCTTTATCATACTCCAAATATACGTTATTATCGTGTAACAATATTAATGTATCAAAAAAATATACATAATTATTTTGTTGTGTTGTATAAAACTGTATATTTGTATCATATAATGATAATTAATAATCGTCATGATAACACCACCAGAACCATTCATCAAGACCCAGATAGGGAGTTACAACATCTTCCTATGCCACCCAGGAGGGTTGGTAGAGAAACAAGAGAAACCTATCCATAGGTACATCAAGAACCCAATTTATAAAAACCCTAATTACATAAACTCATGAAAACACAGATCACAAAAGAAAATGCAATCAAGATTTTGGAAACCATAGTCAGGCAGCAGACGTTTTGCGAAAAGGTCGGCAAGCTATGTGATTCCGACATGGAAGAATGGAGTATCAATTTCGGGGTGCTCGAGGCCTTGTTCAATATTGATATGTCAAAAATGGAAATGCACGAGTACAGTAAGTATTTCGATGCATTCTTTGACGTAATCTATGGAGAAGGAACCGACTACGCCAAGAAAGCGGAGAAAATCTACAACAAGGTATTGAAGTTGACCCTAAAAGAGGAAAAACAGAGCATCATACCGGGAGTGATAAGTATGTTGTCCGGTAAGAATTACAGGATAGAAGGGGAATTTGGTTTGCAAACTTAAGGATATGGAACTGATTAATTCGAACACCATCAGCAGCAGGGAGGTTGCCGATATGACAGGAAAACAGCATCCTCATGTAATGCGGGATATTCGCAATATCGAGGAAAATTTAGCCAATCCAGATTTGGATTCGCTATGGAAACTAGGTACTTACGTGGATGAACAGGGCAAAAGGAGACCCGTGTACCACATGACCAAGAAAGGTTCCCTATTATTGGCAACCAAGTACAACGACCAAATTAGGCTGCAATTGATAGATAGGTGGGAGGAACTTGAAAGAAAGGCCCTCCTGCCCAATACCAAACAGCTTGCGCAGATGGTCATAGCGGCGGAGGAAGAAAAGGAGCGCCTAATGTTGGAGAACAGCAAAAAGGATGATACCATAAGACAGCAGGCCCCAAAAGTGGAATACCATGACAAGGTATTACAGAGCCACGGCACGTACAACACGAACCAGATAGCTAAAGAACTCGGTCTGAGCGCAAGGAGCCTCAACAAGAAACTCCACGACCTTAACATCCAATATAAGCAGGGCGGTACGTGGTTGTTGTACAGCAAGTACCAGAATAAGGGTTATACCAAGACCAGAACCTACACCTATAAGGATCAGTACGGTATCGAATCGACCGCCATGCAAACGGTTTGGACTGAAACAGGAAGGAAGTTCATACATTCACTTATTGAGGAAAGCGATGTGGCTTAATCATGGGGAACCCCATCTTTAAAATTTAAATACCCTTAAAAAGGGGTAATTACCCCTATATGTTTCTGGTATTTTAAATATCCGATATTAGGACATTTAAGATTATAACCAAAAACCTCAAAACACCTTCTAATTTAGAATTAGACTAAATACAAATACCTTAAATTTGTAATGTCCACTTGAATATGCCTTAACGGGTATTGAACGGTGGACTCTTTCATAGTGGACAACTAAAGACCCTGTTCGACCCCGTAAGGTCCAGATAACAGGGTTTTTTGATGGTATTAGACGAAGCGCAGGTAAAAGAAATCATTCTTGAAGGTGTTGACCCGCTTATTTCCAAAGCAAGGAAAAGGGCGGATCGCATCAACATGCATATAACAGGGCGCAACACCAAGGATTATCTGGAGAAGCTCGACAACTACGAGAACGAGGCCCAGAGACAGTTGAAGGAAAAACTCCTTAAGTCCAACAAATCCCTCTTTTCATTCCTTCTAAGGCCTGCCGACCAAGTGTTTTCGGCAAACGGCGGCTCCATTCAATACAACCTTTCAGAACGTTCTTTGGAATCATTGAAGGATGCGGTAAGCGACGTGAACGAAGGGCTTTCCGTGAAGGACTTTCTGAGAAAAAAAGTCTTCAAAAACTACGTGATAGACCCTAACGGACTGTTGATGTGCGATATAGATGAGTTCGGCGGGGTTTCGGTCAATTTCTATCCAACAAAGGAGCTCTTTTGGTACAAGCGAAACGGAAACAGGGTGGAGGCCATAATCTTCAACCCTTATGAAAACCCGGACGACAAAAACGACAATAAAGAGTACTTCAGGGTCATAGACGATGTTTCGGATAACATCTACATAAAAGACGGTGAGGATGTTTGGCTTGACCAGACCCAAGTGCTTGATAATTTCTTCGGATATGTCCCTGCAAATGTTGTAGGTGACATCTTTGACGTGAACGAACCATTGTTCCTTTCCTTTATCGACGATGTTCTGGACGATGCCCAAGAGAGATTAAGGGACGTGAACACCAATGTGGTGCATAAACTGGCTCACGGATATGCGAAATACTGGCAATATCCAGAGGCATGTACCACCTGTGGAGGTGGCGGGGAACTCAAATATCAGGAAGGTGAAGAAGTAAAGACCAAGGTCTGTTATACCTGTGACGGTTCGGGTGTCAAGTCAAAGAAAGATGCATCCGACCTGATGTTGATAGACATTCCACAGGAAGGGGAGCAAAAGCTGACCCCGGATGTTGGGGGATATATAAACCCATCGATAGAGATTTGGCAGCAATATGATAAGGACATAAAGGAGACAGGGGATTATATGTACGAATGCCTTTGGGGTTCTTATTTCTCACGTGATCCCGAGGCCGAAAAAACCGCCACAGAGACTTTTGTAAACGCCCAAATAAAGAATGCAAGGAGAAACGACCTGTCCAAGAACTTCGAGAGGTTGCACAAGTTCATTCTTGATTGCTATGGCAAACTACTCTTTGGAAAGGGTTATGAATCATCGGTAAGCTACGGCACGAAATACAACGATGAAAGCCCGGACGTAATCCTGGACACCATTTTTGAGGCAAGCGAAAAGAACATCAGCTCATCCATTATAGGCGACCTCCAGATGAAGTACTACCAATCGGAGTATGCCAACGACCAGATGGAACTTTCAAAGAAAATCAAACTCTACAAAGTAGACCCTTTTCCAAACCTCTCAGCACAAGATGTAAAGGAACTTGGGGTGACGGGATTGGAGCTGAACAAGAAAATATACTATCCGCAATGGGTCAACCAATTGACGGATGCAAAGATAATCCTCATGGGCGAGGATGAATTGAGGAAAGACCTCAATGATTATGTTGATAATTTAAAATTAGACACGAATGTCAGTGAAGAAGTACAGGAAGGAGCAGCAAAACCCGAACAATAAGGAATGGGTCGATGCAGGGGTAGCCACTCTTTTGGAGGGTGAGGCCGAAATTTTGAACGCGGAATCTGGTGTAAGCAAAATCAGATATGTAGAGGAAAAAGCATCTAAAAAGAAAGCAGAAAAATAAATCATGTTATCACAGGAACAACAGGACTTCATCAACGCAA